GTGCGCTGCGGGACCAGAAGGGCATGGTGGTCATCCAGATCGCCCATACCGACATCAAGCGCTTCGACAGCCCCGAGCACGAACCCTACGACCGCTATGTGATCAAGCTGCAGACCCGCGCCTCGGCGCTGCTGCAGGAGCATTCCGATGTCGTGCTCTTTGCCAACTACCAGATCTCGGTCGCGAAATCCGATGTCGGTTTCAACAAGAAGGTCACCCGGGCGCTCGGGTCCGGCGCGCGCGTCATGCACACCGAAGAGCGCCCCGCCTTCCTCGCCAAGAACCGTTACGGCCTGCCGGACACCCTGCCTCTTTCGTGGGCGGAGTTCCTCGCCGCGATGCCTCAGCCAGAATAATCCAGAAAGGACAATACCATGGCACGTTTCGATACATCCTTCGACGCGACCGGCGTCGAGCCCACCACCGCCTACGAGGTTCTGCCCGCAGGCAAGTATCGCGCCCAGATCATTGAGAGCGAAATGCGCGTGACCCGCAACGGCATGGGCCAGTTTCTCTGGCTGATGCTCGACATCCTCGAAGGTGAACACAAGGGCCGGAAGATCTTCGATCAGCTGAACCTCGTGAACCCGAACCCGACCACGGTCGAGATCGCGCAGCGGACGCTGTCGGCGATCTGTCACGCCACCGGCAAGATGCAGGTCAGCGACAGCGAGGAGCTGCATCTCATCCCGATGACCATCCAGGTGACGGTGAAGCCTCCCAGGAACGGCTACGGCGAGAGCAACGGGATCCGCTACATGCTGCCGGAGCCGGGCACGGCCACACCGCAAGCGGCGAAACCGCCATCCGGCGGGGCCGCAGCCACGGCGCCGGCAAAGATGGCCTCCGCTCCCTGGAACAAGAAGGGCTGACGCGCCGCGCTGCTCCGCCCTGTCCGTCGGGGCAGCGCCCAAATACATCTGAGGATACACCCATGACTGACCTGACCAACGCAGCCCCTGCGGCTGTGAACAGCCCCGGCTTGCCTGAACACCAGCGCCGGCTGATCGAACTCGACGACGACATTGCCAAGATCCGCACGCAGATCGCGACCGCCGATCTGGCACGCCAGCGGGGCCAAAAGCCTATCGACCCGGATTGGTTTCACCGGGCCCGCACGGCGCTGCGCCATCTCTGCCGCGAGCGGGCCGAACTGCTGGCGCAAGGCACCGGCCGTCGCCGTCGCGAAAAGCTGAAAGACGCGCTGATCGCAGTTTTGCGCGAACGCCATGACCCCGAGACCTGGGACGACATTCTGGCCGAGGCACAGGCCCGCAGCGAACGGGAGGGGCTGTGATGGCTGAACTTCCTGCCGCCCCCACACCGACGCTGACGGCGATCTATGCCGATTACGAGGCCCGCCAGGGCGATGGTTTTCGCGATCACCTTGGCGCCTCGATCATCGGCAAATCCTGCGCGCGCGCGCTCTGGTACGATTTCCGCTGGATCACGCCTGCACGTCATACGGGCCGCTTGCTGCGCCTCTTCGAGACCGGACAACTGGAAGAGGGCCGGCTCGTGCGCAACCTGCGCGCCACCGGGGCCACCGTACTCGACGTCGACCCGGAAACCGGCCGCCAGTTTCGGGTCGAAGCGCATGGCGGGCATTTCGGCGGCTCACTCGATGGCGTTGCCATTGGCCTCCTTGAGGCACCGAAAACTTGGCATGTACTGGAGTTCAAGACCCATTCGGTGAAGAGCTTTGCCGATCTGACCGCGAAAGGCGTGGTGCTGTCAAAGCCCCAGCACGCGGCACAGATGCAGATCTATATGCACCTGACCGGCATCACCAGCACGCTCTATGTGGCGGTCTGCAAGGACACCGACGCGCTCCATATCGAGCGCATCAAGGCCGATGAAGCCTTGGCCGAGCGGCTGCTGGAAAAGGCCGGGCGGATCATCTTTGCCCAGCATCCACCGGCGCGGATCAGCGAGGACCCCGCCTGGTTCGAATGCAGGTTCTGTGACCACCATGCCGCCTGCCATGAAGGTGCTGGAGCGGCTGTGACCTGCCGGTCCTGTCTGCACGCAACTCCCGTTGAAAATGGATGGCACTGCGCCCGGCACGACCGGATGCGCGCCTCAGCCGAACAACGCACGGCCTGCAACCGCCATCTCTTCATCCCCGATCTCGTGCCGGGTGAGGTCATCGATGCGGGCGAGGACTTCGTCACCTACCGCATGTCCGATGGCACCACCTGGGAAAACGACGCCCGCATCCCGGAGACTGCCTCATGCTGACCCTGCGCCCCTATCAACAGGCCGCGATCACGTCGATCTACGGCTATTTCCAGAAGAACGCCGGCAACCCGCTGGTGGTCATTCCGACCGCGGGTGGCAAGTCGCTCGTCATGGCCTCGTTCATCGAGGGCGTGCTGAAGGCCTGGCCCGATCAGCGCATTCTCGTTGTTACCCATGTGCGCGAGTTGATCGCGCAGAACCACGCCGAAATGATCGGGCTCTGGCCTGACGCTCCGGCGGGCATCTATTCGGCTGGTCTTGGCAAGCGCGAGGCACAGGCGCGGATCCTGTTTGCCGGTATCCAGTCCGTTCATGCCCGCGCCGCCGAGATTGGCCACACCGATCTGGTGATGATCGACGAAGCGCATCTGATCCCGGGTAAATCGAGCACCATGTATCGGCGGTTTCTCGATGCGCTCTCTTCAATCAACCCGGCGCTGAAGGTGATTGGCCTGACCGCCACGCCATTCCGGCTCGACAGCGGGATGCTGCATGAAGGCAAGAATGCGCTCTTCACCGACATCGCCTATGAGGCCCCGGTCCGGGATCTGATCGACGCGGGGTATCTCAGCCCTTTAGTCTCAAAGCAGCCCGCGACCCGGCTCGATGTGTCAAAAGTCGGCACCCGTGCCGGCGACTTCATCGCACGCGATCTGGCGGCGGCCGTCGACCAGGACGTCATCACCCGCGCGGCCGTCGCCGAGATCATCGATCACGGGCAGGACCGCAAATCCTGGCTGGCTTTCTGTTCGGGCGTGGACCATGCGCGCCACGTGGCCGAGGAATTCGGCCGCCGGGGCATCACCTGCCGCACGATCTTCGGGGACACGCCCAAGGACGAGCGCGACACCATCATCGCCGCTTTCAAGCGTGGCGAAATCCGCGCTCTGGCCTCGATGGGGGTGCTGACGACCGGCTTCAACGCACCGGCCGTGGACCTGATCGCACTCCTGCGCCCGACGCAGTCGGCGGGCCTCTATGTGCAGATGGTCGGTCGTGGCACGCGCCTGGCGCCGGGCAAGCAGAATTGTCTGGTTCTCGATTTCGCTGGCAATGTCCGCCGTCACGGACCGATCGATCTGGTGCGCCCCAGACGCCCCGGAGACGGCAATGGGGGAGAGGCGCCGACCAAGGTCTGTCCGGAGTGTGACAGCATCATCGCGCTCTCGGCGATGGAATGCCCGGACTGCGGCTATGTATTCCCGGCGCGAGAGGTCAAGATCGCGCCGACCGCCGCCACGCTGCCGGTCCTGTCGTCCAGGACACCGAAATGGGTGAAGGTGGGCGGTGTCTCTTATAGCCGTCACGACAAACGGGGCGGCCGGCCGTCGCTCAAGGTGAGCTACAGCTGCGGGCTCACGACCTATCGGGAATGGGTCTGTTTCGAGCATCAGGGCTATGCACGCCGCAAGGCCGAAGAGTGGTGGCGCAAGCGCGCCCCTGGGATCCCCGTTCCGCGCAGCGTGAACGAGGCTCTGGCGCAGTCACGTCATCTTGCGCGCCCCAGTGACATCTCGGTCCGCCCCTCGGGTCGCTATTTTGAAATCACCGGCTACAGGTTTGCCCCATGCACCAATCCCATCCCGGCCTCTGCGCCGTCTGCCACCGGGAACCTCGCGGGTTTGGTTGGTTCGATCCGGTCTTCGGCGTCTCGGACCTCCGGCGAGACCAGAGCCGCAAGCAGCTCTGCGGCCGTGCCTGCCAGGACATCTGCCATGGGAGGAACGGCATGATCGATCCCACTCCGAATGAAACCGAGGCCATGAGTGTCGGCGGCAAACAGGGCGGCGAATACCTTCAAAGCCTCGGCAAATCCGATCTGGCAACGCTGACCGAAACCGAGTGGGATCGCTTCATCGACGCGGTTGTTACCGGGTATTGCGACCACTTGCGCGAGCTTGCCGCCAGGGACCGTGGCCGGCTCGATGCCATGACGCCCGAGGTGCCGTTCTGATGGCTGACACATCTTTCATGGCGCGCTTTGGCGCTCGGCTCGTCACCAACGGTTATGCCATCCTGCCGATCGGTCCCGGCACCAAGAAGCCCGGGCAATTCAAGCGGGGTACGTGGATCGACTATCCGGAGTGGAACCGCCATGCCGAACGCCCCACCACCGAAGTCGAGGTCGCGACATGGTCCGCTTGGCCGGACTGCGGGATCGGCATTGTTGGCGGCTCGGTTGCGGCCGTCGACATCGACATTTCCGAGGACGCAGAGCTGGCACTTCGGATCGAGAAACTGGCCCGGGACCGGCTTGGCGACACCCCGGCTCTCCGGATCGGAAAGGCGCCAAAGCGGATTCTGGTCTACCGCACATCCGTG